GACATAATAACCTGATGCACACCGCCGCTCATCCTCTTCGGTTTTCCCTTTGTGCCGAGTAGGCAGAGTTCGATATTTTGTCTGGTGTGGTATCCGAGACCCATGTGGAGGCCAGCTCCTGATGGATTTGTTTTAGTCCAGCAAAACCCGACTGTCTTATATGTGAACCCCCAAGAAGCAATAAGCTCAAGACCTCTATCCAGCATCGAATTAAGAACCCAAAGGAAAAGAACACTATCAGAAGCGGCAAGAGAATTAACAGGCATATCAATAAGATCGCTCTGTTCCATAGTCCTGTAATACTGCGAGGCACTTTTGGCACTGCCTTTAATGCTCCACGTCTTCCACGTCCAGGGAGGATCTGCTAATATAACTCCATACCCTCTTGTGGCATTCCCCATGATGGGCTGGCCCAACGACAGTGAAGAGGAGGTCTGGCCCAACTCGCCCCGGCTTGCCACAGGCGATGCATATTTCGTAGTTGTCTTCGCCATTAGCTTGCATTTTTCCTGAGACCATGTCGAACTGTGGAGCAGTCTCGGTTAAATCGCCTTGCAATCTGCCGACTGCTGAAACCCAGTTCTTCGTGAATACGACTCCACGCCTCCCACCTCGCCTGGCATACTTTTGAGACACGGGTCTCTCCCTTTAACTGCGCCAAAGTAATATTGTAGTCGGCACATACTTCACGGATAATATCCGCGACACTGGTGGGACTGTTTCTGTACGGATTCACAATGTTGCCTATCTCCGGGAATATCATTTCTTACCCCACTTCATTACCATTTTGACTACAATTTCAATTGCCTCTAATTGCTTGTTTAAATCCTCCACCTGTTTTTTTAATTTCCTGTTTTCGTCAACCAGAAATTGTGCATCTATCTCTTCGTCAGCCATCACTGTCTCCTTTTGATGTCAGTAAAATCTCGCACGTTCCTTTGTCTATTGTGCAGTCCCAGCAAGCTCCCAGTTCGTGTATCAGCGAATCGTTTTTGAGTACCCCGGAATGCTCCAGTAAATCGCACAGGGGTTTGACGATGTTGTCTAAATCCCTTCTCCTTTTGTCGGGAGGGCAAGCCCGAATCGTCATGCCAACCGGGACGGTAAAGGTATCTGTTTTCGGGATCATTAGCCCCGCCACCGCCAGCCAATCCGTATAGGCTTTCGTGCGGTAGACACCCCGGCTGGTGTATCGCCATAACCGATTGACCGAGGGTGGGAAGGGCAGACAACACGACCATACTCTAGGCAATGTGATTCATGTATTTTTTGAACTGCTCGATTCGATCCTGATTAGTTTCAGCCTTCGCCGCTAACCCATACGTGCAGAGTTCATTAATTAAACTGGTCATACTTTTCCGCTCCAGCCCGGCTTGCATTTTGAGCTTTAAAACCGTGTCTTTCGGCAGTCTCAGGGTGGTCATGTGGTACTCACTGTCCATAGGCTAAGATTCCTTTTTTAAAATATTTGTATTTGTCTATTGACACTATCACAACTATAGTTTAATTAATAGAGGAACGATTGATAAACAACACAACAACAAGAGGAGAAAATCTAATGACCAGATATTATTTTGAAATTATTTCCACTATCGACACTTCAGACCACAGCGACAAAATAAAGGTTGGCGATGCGCTGTATGGTTTAGATGAAGACACCGAATTTTTTGCAACAAGAAAAGAGGCCATCGATGAAGGTCACAAAATTTTAGTCGGCTTGGATGGCGGTAGGGCGTTCAATTTGGCGCTTGAAAGTGCAGAAGTTGTAGCAAGGGAGCAAATCTAATGGAAAAATTCACGATGACTAAAGAACAAATCGAGTTTCTCACCGATCTAGTCAATGATCGTGTTGAAAATTTAAGCGAGGACGAGCATCGATTTGGATGTGTCCCCGAAGGCAGACTTTACGAAAAAAATGTTTTGACAGAAGTCCTGAGAATTTTGGAAGGGGACCAAGCTAATGCTATCCAAAATAAATAAAGACGCTGACACTTGTCGTATATACCTTCGGGTGAGTACGCAAAAGCAAGGTGTCAGTGGGCTGGGCCTGGACGCACAAAAACAGATCGCTACAGCCAAGGCAAAGGAACTGGGGCTGGAGATAATAGAGGAATGCAAAGAGGTGGAGTCTGGACGAAAGACTCGCCTTGGCAGACCTGTTCTGCGTGAGGCGTTGGAAAAGTGTAAGGCAGATGGGGCAGTTCTCATTGTTGCCAAGATGGATCGCCTCACCCGTAATTTTTCTTTTCTTTCTAAACTGGCAGAGAGTGCCGAGCGCGACGGAATAGGGATTGTCGCCGCAGACATACCATCGATGGGTTCTCCCTGGCAGACAAAAATGATGTGGCGAATTTTGGCATCAGTTGCAGAGGCCGAGGCAGAGGCCACAGCGGAGCGAACGAAAGTTGCACTGGGTATCGCCAAAGAACGAGGTGTTGCTCTGGGCAATCCTGATGTACGAGATGTGCGGAAACTTGGGACAGAAGCGACCAAAAAAAATACAAAGGCGTTTGCAAAAAAGATTTATCCGACAATAGTTGAAATAAAAGAAGCGGGCATAATTTCACTCCGAGGTATTGCCAGGGCGTTAAATGCCAGGGGCGTTAAGACCTACCAGGCTGAGATAATGAGTGAACACTCCAGCCGCCGTAAAGAAGGCAAGCCAGCTCCAATTTGGAGGGCAGAGAGTGTAAAAAAATTAATTAATTCAATAGAGGGAGGTAAAAAATGAACAAAATTAAAAAAGAAAGGTTCCCCAATGACCCGATATCAAATACAACAAAAGGTGCGGGCCATACCCTATTTGCTACGGAGTTCCCAGACGATTTCGATTGGATTCAAGCGAACAAATATTCTGCTCCCGTGAATTACTGTCTGGCAATCGCCAATTTCAAACTGGATTTGTATGACAATCGAGCGAATGCGGTTAGTTTTTGGGGGCAGAGCATTGCCCATGCACAGCTTATTTTGACAGTGGGCAAAAATGCGCTTGAGGCTTTAAAGGCTGGATCTGGGTCTGTTGGCACGCCACTGAATGAATGCTACCACGCAATGTCCTATGACGTATCCGCAAGCACAAAAAGACGAATCATAAAGGAGGCGATTGAGCGAGATTATTTGCGAGAGACAATCGCAAGCTGGAATTGCCGCATCAAATTGATCTACCTAACTGGCCCGGAACTCCGAACTTTTCTACGCCAACAGCTTCTGTTTTGGGACATTGCCCAGCACCACAATTTGCCCAAATACGCTCGGCAAATGGAGCCGAATGATCCGCTGATAGCGGAAATAATGAATGACGAATTTAAGCAGCCTGATTTTTAAAGGTGTTCAAAACGGTCACCAAAATGGACTCCAAAATGGACTCCAAAACGGTCACCATTTTGAGCAACGATTTTTCTTAAATATTTATAGAGGTCTGATATAATACATGGTGAAAGGAGCAACAAAATGAAAGTAAATGGATTGTGGCCGAGGGGACTGAGCAGAGAAAAGGCCGCTTTTTATGTAGGCGTATCAGCCACCACCTTTGATAAACTGGTGACCAAGAAAAAAATGCCCTCATCCAAGGAAGTGTCCCCTGGACGAGTAATCTGGGACATTCAGGAACTTGACCTCGCTATTGAAAGCCTTCCAGAGAAGTCTGACACCTATCAGCAAAAACAGCCTTGGGAGGCATAGGGTGACTGGACTGACGATAAAAAAACTTCCCAAGATTAAATATATAAATGCCTATGTAGATAACCGGGGTACGGTTCGTTTTTATGTTCGTTACAAAGGGAAAAAACACCCAGACTGTATGAAAACCGATCCCGTTAAAGATCGGGTAGGTTTTGAATTAGAGAAAGCAGATAAGTTAGCCGAGCTTAGACATGAGATAAATAAAAAGGGTGGAGAAATTCCAGCGGGTACACTCGACTGGCTAGCTTACAAATATTTTGCCAGCCCGAAGTTTAAAAAATTTAAAGCGGGTACACGAAGTCAAAAGCGTGGGGTGCTTGAAGGTATATTAAAGACACACGGTCATCACCCGTATATTAAAATGAATATAACCTGGGGTATAAAAATTCGTGATGAGAAGGCACAACTTCCAGCCGCTGCAAACAATCGGTTGAAAGCTCTACAGGCATTATACACCTGGGCAATTAAACAACAGCTATTGCCGGATGGATATGCCAATCCTATTGAGAAGGTTGAGCGGCTGGATGAGACCAGCAACGAAGACAGAATCAATGTCAGTAAATGCGACTGCTGTGACGGTCACCATGTTTGGAACATAAACGAGATCGAACAGTATAGAAAATATTGGAAAGTTGGGACAATGCAACGCCTCGCCTTTGAAGTCATTTACTGGACAGGCACCAGGGTGAGTGATGCGTATCGTCTGGGCAAACACATGGAACAAAATGGTATGATCCAGTTCACGGCAAAGAAAAATGATAAGCCGATGGAAATCCCACTAGCCCCGGAGTTAAAAAAGATTATTGAGAAAACGCCCAGCGGTCAAATGACTTACCTGGTTCACACTCATGGGATGCCTCACAAGTCAGAAAAGACTTTTTCCCAATGGCTGGTAAGAGCAAGAAAAAAGGCCGGGTTGCCTGATAGGTGCGTCCCCCACGGCATACGCAAGGGGACAGCTACTATTGCAAGAAAAGCTGGTGCATCTACTGCACAGTTAAGGGCATTGTTTGGATGGCAGTCTGACAAAATGGCTGATCATTATACTAAAAAAGCGTATGATGGAGAGATGGCTAAACCAGTTGTAGAGTTTATGGATTACAAGAAAACTGCTAAAAAGTGACTAGCAGTTAGAAAGGAAAGTGACTAGCAAAGTGTTAAGTAATTGAATATATGAGGAAATATAAGGAGAGTGGCGACCCCGGAGAGATTACGCTTATCCAAGGATAACAGCCACTTAGACTAAAATTAGTCAATCACATTTCCCTATATCACCCCATATATTCTTTTCAAGTGACTAGCAATGGAGAGTACATATGGGGATTTATTACCGCTATTACCGAATAAAAGTAAAAAGATTTTTCCGAAAATTCAAACGTAAAAAACCAACTTTAGGTGGCCTGTTAATGGGTGTGCATATCGTGTCCACAACACTTGGTAGAAAAGGAGTAGAAAAACTATGAAGCACTCAAAAACAGGTAAAGAGTCGGGGGCAAGTGATGTCCCTTTTATTACCCAGGTCAAAGGGGAATATCTATTACCCTTCGGGCGCACGCCTAACGACATTTTGATTCGTCACCGAGAGGCAATAGATAATGTCAAACCTCCCGAACCTACCGCCCCAATGAAAGCCGGGAATTATTTTCAAGATGCCCTGATGCACTGGTTTAATGATGAATTTAACTGCGCCATCATGGAACCCAAAAAAGGGTATGCGAACAAGCATTGTAATATGGTTGCTAGTTTGGACGGCATATTTACTGAAGACTGGACATATGAGGGAACCACGGTGAAGGCGGGGAACTTGTGGGAATGCAAGCACCCTGGCAGACCGAGTAATCCAACTGATGCAATGGAAAGAGTGTTGCAAGTTCAAGCGCAGATGGACTGCACTGATACAGACATATGTGTAATAGGCGAACTAGCCAGAAGTGATCTCCAGTGGCGCATTGCATTAGTACACCGCCATGAGCCTACCATCAAAGCAATTAGAGAGGCGGTGAATATATTTTGGGATCACATGGAAAATGATACTGACTACCCGCCCGTCACGAATGAAGAGGCAAACAGATATTACGATGCCAATTACTTTGACCCTATCGATTTAACGGACGGCCCTTCAGAGGAAATTAAAAGTGAGGCAAGGGGACATCTCATTGATGCCGCCGACACTTACCTGGCGGCTGAGAGAGCGGTGACTGCCGGGAAGAAGTGCATGGAAGACAATGCGCTAATAATGAAACACATTCTAGGCGGCGTGGAAAAAGTACAACTCCCAGATAATAGGACGGTGAGTTTTACTACAGTCAATTACAAAGCCCAGCCGGAGAAGATAAAAATTACCCCGGCTAAAGATGCCCACACATCCAGACGATTTAAAGTAAAGGAGGACTAAAATGAATCAGATAGCTACACAAGAAATAGGTCAAATTGAAAATGTTTTAATTAACGGCGACCTCGCCAAGTTAAGCGAAAATGACAGAGTGTTTTATTACAACAAGGTGTGCGAATCAGTTGGCTTGAATCCGCTGACCCGCCCCTTCGAGTATATCACTCTGAATAAAAAACTCACTTTATATGCGAAGCGAGATTGCGCCGACCAGCTACGGCAACTGCACGGCGTGTCCATTAAAGTGATAGAGCGGGGGGAGGTAGATGGACAATACGAAGTGCACGTTGCCGCCCAGGACAAGCACGGAAGAACAGACGAAGACATCGGGGCAGTTCCTGTCGGCGGTCTCCGTGGGGAGGCACGTTCCAATGCCATCGCCAAGGCGATGACTAAGGCAAAACGCCGGGTCACTCTTTCGATATGCGGGTTGGGGCTGTTGGATGAGACAGAAGCTAGTGACGTGATAGGAACAAAGGACATTTCATATAATTTGGATGAAATTTTCCCCGATGAGGAGAAATCAGAGGCTCTCACAGCCCCGCCTGTTGACGAGTCGGAGGCGGTTGATACCAAAACTCATCCAGAAAAAGATGCTAATCCTGACGCAATTACGGAGCCTATAAAGGAATGGGGTCTGGAATACATCCCGTCACGGGGCAAAGAGATTAAATATCTCTATGACAATGAGTCCTTTGCCAAAGAATACAAACTAGAGGTGAACGCTTTGGAGGCCGACTACAAAGTACAACCCAGGGACAGGATGACTAACATGAAACAGTTCAAAGAATTGAACCAGGAGAGGCTGGATAAATTGCCACCGTCCTGGGTGAAGAAATTGGAAAAGGCAAGACTGGATGCAAACAAGAGATTGGGAGCCGGAAAATGATTTGCCAGCAATGCGGCAGTGAAGTTGTTAAGAAGAAGGGTCTGACACCTAAGCAGATGCATACCCTTAATTTAATTGACCACTGGATAAAAGAACACGGACACAGTCCCAGCTATACTGAGCTGTGCAAGTTGATGAATACCAACCGCTCCAATGTCCACGGTTATATAAAGAGATTAAAAGAGCGAGGGTATGTCACAAACATTCCAGGCCAACAACGGAGCTTGCAAGTTATTAACTGAGAAAGAGAGATTTCTCCTCCAACCTTCGGGAGATCAACCCTTTGAGCTTACGCCCACCAGCAAAAGTCCATCGAAGGAATTGGTCTCCCGCTTTTTCATACTCACCCCTTAACAAACATTGGCGCAAGGTGGATCGCTGCATCGCACCAGTGCCAACATTATACGCCCAGCTTCCAAGTGCGCTGAACATATTGTCTGTTAGTTCGGCGGTGATAAGTTTCTCAATTGCTTTCTCAACGTGGCTAACCTCACGTTGGAGATACTTCTCAGCTTCCTCTCTCGTAATGTCCGGGTGATCAGCCCGGATAGCATCCCCATCAAGATCCCATGTAGAACCATACCCAATCGTGTATCTATTCGCCGGGCATAGGTATACGCTTGTCCAACCCGGCCTACTTTCTGGAAAACCCTCCCACTTCTTGATAATGGAGAGTCCTTTTTTATTAACGTGCCTCATTTTCTGTTAAAAGTTCTTTGACCAAACCAGAAGCAGACCACAGCCGCCCATACACTCTGCATAGGTTCATTCCATATCATCGAGTACATCTCAATATCTATCAGATCGAATGCCAGGAGATAGGTCAGCGTCATAAATTCTATGAGGAGTATGTATGTTGTCATTGGCCGGACACTTGAGGAAACATTGATCCAAAATTGGCTGGCCTTTTTTGTAATCTCGGCGTGTTCCTTGTGTAGCGACTCAGTCTCCCGAATATCCGCATCAATATTCACCATCTGCATTTTCTGATTGCCGAGGGCTAAATTTATTTCATGCTGTTTTTCCATGCATTTTAATTCAAACTGCTGATCTCGCTTGGTTTCAAAGTATCCCATCACCTTGGGAATAATTGATGTTCCAAACCCTAATATACTTCCAATAATTGATAACATTAAAACTCCTTTTGCATTATCTTACACATCTTCACGCTTAATTCATGTAGCTCCTCATCCAACTGCTGGCCTACTCGCCCCCGTCCTACAATAAAACATTCCACCGGGGCGTAGTTGTTGTCGGGATCAAAGCTCACACTGAAATGAAAATTGTCTGTCCTACTATTCACAATTGGTTTTCTATTTCTCATACCTCTATAACCTCTCCTCTAAATGTAATCTTGTTTTCATCCCACACCTGGACTAGCTCCGGGGGTAATAGCTTACCGTCCTTGAATACCAGAACAGCGAATCCACTTCTCCAATTGACCGGGTTGTCTTCGGTGTAGTTTGTAAACTGGCTCCCATAGGGATCAGCTAATGTGCCGCAGTCTACTCCCCAACGATGACCGTTGTAGTCACTGAAGCCTGTAACCTTTTGGCTATGCAGATGACCCGTGACAATTGTACGCCCAGACCAGAGAGCATTGTTATGTGTAGCGTGGATACCTCCTTTAAAGCGATGCTTAATAATGACCTCATCATTTAGCCAGCAAGTCCAGCCCATGAGCCACTCGCTGAAGTGATCCTTCAACCGAGTACCCAGCACACCATTTACATCAGGCGTATTGTTTGCCAGGTAAGTCTCTAATCTCATGTCGTGATTGCCGAGAGTGAAAACTAACTCGGCGTGAGGCACTATGTCCTGTATAGAATTGGTAAAAATTTTACAGGCAGATAACTCTTCCACTACGGTAGGTTTGTCTTCCCATCCTATACTGGGGAAGCGGGAGATACCCGCACCGTCAAACAAGTCTCCATTCATTACCACCATAGGTATTTCTTTTTTGTATCGTCTAAGAAAATAAAGGAAGCCCCGCTGTGCTGTTGTCAGATTTCCCGGCCAGATATGTGCATCACTTCCAATAGGAATTATGCCGTTGTCAATTTCAAAAATCATCCGGGATGGAAATTCTGCACTGGTTATTCGTGTCGTGGTTGCCGGAGCATTTATGGATCGGCCCAGTGCTTGCTCTAATCTACGCCGCCGATTGTAAACCGCTCTCTCTACCACACCTAAAATTTCAGCGGCTTTTTTTGCTCCGTGTGTTTCAAAGGTTTTTACAAATTCTTCGTCATTTACTTTAGCAACTGCCATCCTCTTACCTATAGTAGTTTACCCAATTTCTTTTCCATACAAATACCCTGGGCATTTATCACTGGGGCCGCCATAGATACATTCTTTATCATCACCGCTATCCGAGTGTAGCATCCTTCCAACGTGGGGTATCCATCAGCGGCGGTGTCATTCATCTGAAAGGTTGCACTGCCCATCACGGTTAGAATCACCACAGCGACATACATCATTCTTGTGCGTCCTCCCGGCAATCGCAGTCTTCACAACTGCAACTGTCGCACTTGTAATTACAATGACATTCGTGATCGCAATAAATACACTTCATTTTTTTTCCTTTACTGGCGGGTGGATTGTGTTGTGCATAGAATGTAGACTTTGAGTCTCTCGCTCCAATGATCTTAGTCTCATCTCCACCGCACCATCCCGTTCTGATTGTTGTTTTAGTATTTGGGGACTAAGAATATCTTTAGACATTGTATCTATAGCTGACAAAGCAACCGCTTGTTTTGCTTCTATTTTATCCAAGCGAGTATCCACCTTGTGACCATCTTTTTTTAATTCTTCTAATTCTTTTAAAATAGAAGAAACTTTAGTCTTTAGCATACCCCAGGTGGTAGCTAATCCAGCAAGGACAATGCCGAGGGTAACAAGTTCTTTGTGGCTAATCTCCATTAGACGGCTGTAGCCGGGGAAACATCTTCCCCACCCCAAGTCGGATGAGAAGCAAAAGCGGCATAGAGATATGTACTGCCGGCAGAGTTAATGCCAGCGTCCGTACTGCGACACTTGAACCCACCCGCAAGCATATCTATGGGTTCGCTTCCAGATGTCTCCGCAGTCGAAGATTCAAAAACTAACTGGTCATCCACCTCATTAAAAGGTGACCGAGTGCTGTCATAGACATACCAAGAGCCAGCAGAGGTATTGTTTTTGATCATTACAAAAGCGGGCCTAAATCCTGTGTATATTAGACTTCCGTTTGCGGAGCCATTCCCTTTGTATGTCCCAAAATCAGAGAACCCCTCGATTGGAGCCCAACAGTAAGCTACCATGTTATTGCCACTGCCATTGTTTAGGACATGATTTCCTAAAGTCACAACAGTCGAGGATGGGGCTGTATCGTTCCAGTGGTAGGTTCCTGTGTAAGAGGTGTTGGTCATATTTAAATACGTCCCTTTTGTTCCCCCAAGATCAACGTGGTAGACTATCCATCCCTCAGTAGCATCACGAGGTTTAATCCAAATCATCTTAGGCACTTTTCCCAATCCATGTCCGAATGTCGCTCCGCTAGTCGCATTGCCTTCGTAGGTGCTAATGGAAAAACCATAGGTTTGATCCACAGTCGTTGAAGTAGTATTTATACTTCCTGTAGTATTGCTAGAACCAGCACCGCCACCAGCCCTCCAGCAGTAAGCCACGTATCGTTCACCAGCCGTGTTAACTTTATCGTCAGCCCCAAGTGAAAATCCAGAAGATGTAAAGGCTGTCAAAGTGTCTGCGTCAGTGGTCTCCTGTGAGGTACCTGTATTCAAATGTTTCGTAACACCTCTAGGTGCATCGTATACGCTCCACTCGTCAGTCGTGTCCCTATTTTTAATCATAACAAAATCAGGCTGAAAGGTGGACACAGCACGATCATTGTCCGTAGGCTTGACTCTAAAATTTACTTGTCTCCATTGTACGGAATTTGCTCCTGATCCGTCTTCATTTTTAAAGCGGTAATAACTATAGGTATCGTTGGCCCCAATACTGCCAAGTGATAAAACGCTGACTGCTGGATTAGGGTTCAAATCGTTTGCCCCTGATAAAGTCGTCCAATCACTTCCATTATTACTGCCAAACCAACGCCAATCGTCCCCAACATTTGAGCCTGAGCTTTGCCAGACGATCATAACCTCAGTTATATTCACTGCTTCTGGAAATTGAAATTGGACATATTGCTCGTCGGCATAACTAGAAATACCTGGCCCATTTGATGTACTGCCATTGACCATTTGGCTCATTGTTCCAGACCAAGAACCGCCACTCGTTGTCACGGTAATTAAACTTGACCTGTCTCCACTTCCCAACCTGTGACCATAGGAATTGCCTCCCATTGTAATTGTCTGGTTAGCTCCAGTACCCAAATATGTGATTGCTTGAAATCCAGCAGTAGGGTCTGGAACAGTTGGTGTTGGCAAATTGTCTGAGTTCAATTTTTTAAAACCAGTAGGTATGGTTATTTGATCGAGCAAAGTTCCTTGCCCAAAATCAACCACCCCATTTCGTCCAGTATAAGTTGCAACCCCCCAATAGTACGGTGGTGTGTCAAGTGTAAAAGTCGGGTTTGTTCCGTTGGCAGGATCGCCATCGTATGATGTAGATGTCCCAATCCATTGAGTTGTATCGGCACTATCATCATACACGCCAAACCATAACTTATTATTGTCGAAGTCCATAGCAACCAGATGCATATCGTCAGAGCCGTAGGTGTGGGAGAGACTCCTAGATCCGCCGTTGGTCAGAGGTGTCTGTACACTGGCTGTATCAAAAGATATTTCAAATCCGTCTGCGTCAATAGATGCGTAGTGGGTTGTTGCATCACTTTCCTGCATATGTTTCCAACCATCTTGGTTGACGACCCACGGATCAGCGTGTCCAGCCCCACTGGTTGAAGGCTTTGCACACCAGACCCACTTTCCAGAACTAAAGCCACCAAAACTTGCACCAGCGTTGTTCCAGACAACTGCTTCAGTGCCAGCGACAGCTAGATTTCCCTCAGATAATGATACAGTCCCACCACCTTCAGACATAGCTGGCGTAAGAGTACACCAGTTCAGAGTAGGGCTGTCAGTTGTTTGGTCACTGCTGGCAAAATTGTTGGCAGTAAAATCATTACCTTTTCCAGAAACATCTTTACCAAGATCGCTGGAATCAGCAAAATCTAGGTAAAAACCGTTATCACCAAAAGTTAACGTAGATACTTTTTTAGGAACCCAAACGCCATTAGAGTTAAATTTTCCAAAATTATCAGGAGTGTAAGCTTGCCCATCACAAAAAACGCATTGTGCTAAATATCCATCGAAGTAATTTGAGCTTCCTGCCTGTCGGCCAAGATATTGCGTAGCTGATCCAGTGTTGATGGCACTGGTAGCTCCAGAACTAGGTATTGTGTCTGTAGCAAAATCAGTGATTTCGACACCGTTTACAAATAATCTAAATCGTAAAGCTTCGGTAGCATTATCCGTGTCATAGATATTTACAATATGATACCAAGCATTCGGATCTCGAAATTCGGCGTTAGTTCTTAGTATTGCTGAAGTTCCACTTACACCTTCGTCATTTAGGTAGATAGTATCAAATGACCCTGAACCTGCATTATGAAATTGCATATATGAAGCTGTTGAAGAAGTAAATACTGACAGCCCCCAAGTTTGGCGAGTCCCAAGAGTTCCTCTTTTTACCCAAGTGGAATAAGTCCATTTGTTTAAATCAGTTGGAGTGGCATTTGTTCGTGAGAAGTTTGCAGAGTCTCCGTCATTCAAAATGACAGCGTTTCCTACTGTAAGATCAGCCTCTACACCTCCTCCTGCACCAAAACCTATATAACTACCATAGAAGTAATCACACAGTCTGTTTTGTTCTTGAGGAACGAGTAATGAATTTTTGTTATATTTAAGCGTCATTGATTCCGTCTGTTGTAAAGAATAGTTTAACCCCTATGAGTCTGGCATCTTCTGTCATATCATCGTTACCATCACTTACGTCTCTAAATATTCTAAAGAAACATAAATCACCCACAGCAGGGGTTCCTGCTATTGTAATTGCACTGCTTTCTGCAGTAACCATTAAATCTTCTGCAGCACCTAATGCATCGTCTGTTACGACTATTGCAGTACCGTATGCTACATCTATTGTATCGTTATCACTTACTGCAACGCCCTGTAAGCCCCAAGCAACGCCATCCGTATCTGTGGCTGTTGTTGTCCAGTAAGCTTGAAAAGTTACAGTCCCTTCATTCCATGATTTAGGAAAAGAGACTTGAAATTGTGCATGTTCATCTGCAGTAGCGTCAAAGTCTAAAACTTGCATATCTGGTCGTCCAGCAGTAGATTCTACATCTGTAATAGTGGCACACCCATTGCTTGATGTAGGTCGCATAGCAGCAGCAGGAACCCATATTGTCTGTTTACCTACAGCAGCTAATGTGTTTCCTGCAGCAGTAATAGATCCAGCAAACGCCATAGTAGAACTAGCAACTGTAGAGTTAGGAGTAATAGTAAGATGCGTTACGTGTGTTCCAGCACTTGCAATATCATTTGCTAGTGTTAGGGTTCCACCATCAGCAATGTTTAGTTTCCACTCATCTCCAGCATCATCACCTTCGTCAGCCATCAAGGTAATACCTAGACCAGCACCCTCAGTAGCTGCAATTCTTAATGTGTCTGTTGTAGTTTCATCGTAACCTATTAAAACATTCTGATCGTTACCAAACTGTATGTATTTATCATCTGCTACATATACATCGCCCCACTCTGCTGTAGCTGATCCAATATCAGCACCGCCTGAAGCGTCAGGAAGTAGAGAGGTTGAAGCAGTTATAGTAGTACCGCTTACAGTACCACCTTCAAAATTAGCACTTATTGTTCCTACTGAACCGCTAACTACTTCACTGGATAAACTTGCATCTGGAATAAACTTTAACTTGTAAGAGTCATCATCGTCAATACCAAGAAACGCTGTTTTTGCAGCAGTTCCTGTATGATATTGCATTGCTATACCAACATCTTTGTTAGTGTCTGATCCTAATGCTGTGCCATCTGAGGCAGTTTGTAAATGTATAATAGGGTCTACAACAGCTAAGGTTGCAACGTCTAGAGTTGTTGACGTTCCGTTGACTACTAAGTTTCCTGTAACTGTTAGATTTTGTGATGCTGTCACGTTTCCGCTTGAATCTATAGTTATAGAATCTGCATCTGAAGCAACCCCTATTGTTCCTCCGTCTTTTATCTTTATGTCATCCTTAAAGGTAACTATACCGCCTGAAGATATTTGTATTGCATCTGTTGCGCTTGCAGATCCAATGTCTCCATCATCAGGTACAACTACTCCTCCAGAACTTAGTGTAAGGACACCTGCACCAGACAGTTGCATCTTGGAAGCAGCAGCGTCTGTTCCATTAGCTTTTGTCTTAAAGTCTATCTTAGATGTGCCTGTTCCGTCACCGCCACCTGAAGACAATGTAAGATCACCACCATTAATGTTAGCTGATCCTGTTGCAGAAGAACCAGCAGAGACTGTTAGACCCTTACCTGCTGTTGTTCCGCTTGTTGCAGCTACACCTAATTCCCAGTTAGCACCGTTGGTAAAGGTTATACCGCCATCGTCTATTTCTACAACATCTGTGCCATCTACATCAAAACGTATCTTACCAGCATCTGTACCGCCGTCTGCTGTGGCTGTAGATATTTCTAGGTAGTTTAGGGTTTGTGCGCCACTGTCAAAGACTGCCTGTATCATTCCTTTTTCAGCGTCTGCTCCACCAACAGATATAGATGGGCTTCCATCATTTACATCTTCTAGCAGTTTTAGATCTGAACCGTCAAAGGTTAAATGAGCTTCACCAGCTAATGCATTTGCACCTGTAACTGTAGCTATTGTGTTGTCTGTGCTTCCGCTAAGAGATACAGAACTGACTGTTCCTGTAAAACCATCTAAGGCATTTAGCTCTGAAGCTGTTGCTGTTACAAGTGTTCCACCTAGTTTAAGACCACCAGCAGTACCATCGTGAGTACTGATATCAACAGTAATATCTCCATCACTACTCGCACCCTGAATCGACATACCCTTAGTAAGCGTACCATCATTTTCTGCAACATAAAAATCTATTCCTCCTTGTTCACCGCCAGCAGTAACATCAACTATGGTAGATTGTATTCGTCCATATGTTGTTGCTGCTGCACCAGCGTCTTCACTGAGAAAGTCTATATTTCCTATAACATCGCTTGTAGCTGCACTTGTTCCGTCTTTCTTAAATTTAAACGTAGCTCCGCTTGAATCTGCATTGCTGTTAAATAATGTCATAACAGGTTTAGCAGATGTCGAACTTTCTACAGAAATGTCAGATCCTGTTAATACAAGATCGTCATCTCCGCTTTCGTCATATTTTATTGTCCAATCTGAGTCTGATCCGAATATGAGTGTTTCATTATCAACAATCATAATATCATCAGAATATTTGAACATGTCTTCGTCTTCCATCCATAGGAAAACGCCGTCATTTGTTTCACCGTCAAATGTTACTGTTATATCTGTACCTGCTGTTGCTGCACCTATTGTTATGGAGTTGCTTCCAGTTAACTTGGATAATGCTCCACCGTTACCTGCTGTTCCATCGTGCGTGTGTCCACTCGTACCAAAAGCTGTTACAATAGCGTCAAACTCATCATTGGAGTCTGAAGCATCTATTGTATCACCAGTTGTGTACGAACTTTGTCTTGATGCGTATCCTGCCATTACATTCTAGCTCCTGGAGTAAATTCTAGTTCAAATCCTTTCAATGTTATAGGAGGATTGCCTGACTCGTCTTCAACCCTTATAACCACTGTAAATCCGCTTCCTTCTACACTTTGTCTTACTATAGGTATTCCTGTTGCGCCATACACTGAAGTACCGTAAGTTCCTGTTCCGTATACTGCTGCAGTGCTTTGTGTTGAAAGCGTGTACGCTGCAGGTTGCGGAACACTTGCATCTTCAAAATCAAATTTAACAAATAATGATGCGTCTACTGTTCCCTCTGTATCAAAGTTAAGATTGATACGTTGCATGTTTTTTCTTATACCTGCATCACCCATTGTAAGATCTGGAGATCTGTATACTGCTTTTATGTTTGTACCTGAAAAGTCGTTACCTGATTCCTGCTGGTACACAAAACCGTCAAAACCTCCATGCACTACAGTCTCATTAGCTCCTACAAAATCTGAATCACAAGATGCAGCTTTTATTCCTTTTAAGTCTGAGTATTCCCAACCTATCTGTCCTTGTGGGTTAGATTTTATAACGCCTATAATACCGTATGACCCTGCTTCTACTCCACCAGTAGTAGGATAAAATAACCTGTACTGGCTTTTTTGTCTTATTACTGTAGAGCAAATATTATCGAACCCTATAGAGTTAATACGTTCCTGTATCTGCTTTGATACTGTTCCTAATTCTACGTCACCAATTCTTGCAGTACCAGCTACAGTTCTTAGACCATCAGGAGCAAGAAAGATTAAATCACCGCCTATTTCCTGTACGCTGTTTCCATCACTGCACCCTATGTTTCTTGACACTGGTGCAACAGCGAAATCTGAGCTTGAGCTTCCAGTAAGTTTATATATTCTGTCTTTACCGAATATGATTAAGGATTCACGAAAAGACTTTAGAGCAACAACCTCCGTATCCACCTTAACATTGCCAGAGCCAGTGCCTGTATAATCTGTATCATCAAATGGAACAGTAAATTGTACTTGTTGTTTTGCAGCAGATGCTCCTGCGTAAAATAAATGATTTTTAAAAGCTGCTACTGCTGTTGCGTTTGCTGGTGCGCCTGTACCGCTTAACGCTGTTCCTGTACCTGTTCCTGTCCACTTTGTTGGAGTATTAGCACCGTCTACCCATACGATTGTGTCTGTTCCTCCGAAGTTGTACTTTTCAAATCTAGGTCGTACAGGAGTGCTTGATTGTGTTGCAACAGAAGACCAAGTGCTTCCTGTGCTGAACTTAACTGCTGTGCCTGATATGGCTACAACACCATTATTAAATACTGCGACACCGCTTACCTTGTTAGATCCGTTTACCTGAGTAGCAGAATACTTTGTTGTTCCGTCTATTCTTCTGTAACCGCCCTTTACAGATGGTTCAAAGTTCTGAAGTATGGATGCAGCACCAACAGGCATTGTGTAAACATCCCTGTCAAGAACCAAGCCACCAGACGTAGTAACAACGTAAGGCGAGATATATTCTGGTTCTGTTACTTGCGCCATACTACTTCTTCTTTTCCTGTTTTGCTCTCCAGAGCTTTACTAACTCTGGATCTCTAGGCTGTTTAGTGGCAGAATGTGAGTATTTACCTCTGCTGTTTTGTACTTTTGCCATTAAGTATTAACTCTTATAAATCTTCCTGCAGTTCTCAAACCTCTTGGGTACATATAGTTTTTTCTGTTAAGAAGCTCTACTCGCATTCTTTTTATGCCTTCCATAAAGTCCTTTTCGGCTAACTGTGTACCTGCAACGTTAGCTCTCATCATATATGCGTAGTATTTAGCCCTGTTTACTATTATATCGTGAAATCTAACAGGCAACGTTGGAATGTCTGTATGTTCAGATAAATCACTATGTGTTTTGTAGTATTGATACGACACACTTAGTACCCTGTCGGGTATAGGAGACAGACCATATTTATCATCGTTTGTTTCATAAATATACATTGGAAGAGAAAATTGGTTTGCAGAAGTCTGGTCTAGATCCGTTTCTGAAAAACTTTCAAACCACTCATCGTGAGATATGTATTGCAACTTATGTGGCTGTTCATTCTCTACAACCTCTATGGTATCTATTTCTGCTGTGCTACCGCTTCCCTCCGCTAAACCAATGTACGTTGTAGTAGCTGAAGCTGTAAATCGGTTTGTTTGCCATTCCCCATCGCCAGCATTAGTAACACTCAACGTAGCACTTAGATCCTGTGTTCCACCTGAAGATGTCCCTACTTTTAACGATACATCATTAGAGAAAGTACGTGTACGAACTATATATTCTTTGTTTATTATAGTTTGTATTGTTTGCGTTACTTCAGCACTGGATAATTGTAATGCACCTGTTACTGAAGCTCCTGAGTTCGTAGTTTCTACTTTAAATGGTGATCCAGATACTACTGTCCAATATAATATGTTAGAATCAAATGTTCCGTTTCTCACAAGATTTTTAGGACGAAGTATAAACGAATCCCAATCTACTTTTCTAAAATCAGAAGGTAAGCTGTATTCTTGAGTGCCAGCAGAAACACTTTCTGTTTTATTTTCTATGAGGAAAGGCCACTCTATCTCTGAATTGTATATATCGTTTACAGCTTTGTTTACAACATTCTTGACCATAGTCTGTACGCCTCTGGATGTACTAAATGTGGTAGATGTTAACTCTACTTCATTTAATTCATTCAGGACGCTATTTACAAGAGTAAGATAATTCATTATTCCTCACAGTCATCACAACGGCAATTTTTGCATACCTCTACTTTTTGATTAGCTGTAGAATCAGCATGAGTTCTAAAAGATCTTGCTACAGATAAATCTTTACTTAGCTTGTTGCCACAATGAGCATCATATCCGCAATTATTACACTTAGCCATTATGTTGCAGCAAATACACGCACGTTAGCGGTACTTCCAGATGAGTTGTAACATTCTATTCTATCTATGGTGTCTGCTGTCCAGTTACTTTCCCATGTATCATTCTCTGATAAATAGTTGGCTTCACTAAATGAACCAGTAACGTCACCTCTGTTTCGGCTAAGATCGTCAGCAAGAAGAAAAGGTACGCCAGCTTGCAGTTTAACAACCCATGCGTTTTCAAGATTGCTTCCTGCTACTGTGCCTCCTTCATTACACATAAGTTGTATCTCTACAATCTGATCTGACTCTATCCAAAGAAAATCAAAGTCGTCCAGCATTGTATCGTTCCATATCTCTTTAAGCGTAGAGTTAGTAATTGCGTAACGCTTGTCAAAATAGTGTGTTATTGTAATAGAGTCTGTTGATGTAGTACTTCCACCAGTGATGGTGTGCGAGTCATCATCTGGTATGTCTACAGTAAAATGTGTCGTTAGACTTAGCGTTGCCATTATCCTTCCTCCATTTTAACGCTTACGTTCATACTGAAAGAACGTCTTTCCCCTTTTGTACGAAACGGATACACTGTATGCATTAGGTATCTAGGGAATATGTAAAAATCTCCAATTTGAGGTTGTATTGTTAAAGTATGACTATTAAAATCTTGAGGAACTCCGTATACAAATTCTATGTGTCCTCTTACTGCTCTTCTTGATTTAGCTTCTTTAGCAAACTCTTTTTCTATGTCCTTTGGCAAACTTAAATACCCTACGGATGAAAGAGAGCAGTATGTGTGTATGTGTATAGGGTTAAACTGACCTGCAAACTGTCTTACAAACCACGCAGTTCCTAATTTAAACGGCAAACTTTTCTCAGAGTCATGTACTTTTTTTATGTAAGCATCTACTACAGCTTCAAAATAACCGTCATACTTTTGTCTTAAATAGTCTGGTACTCTTAGTTCTTGTTCTACTTTTCCTACAAGGTACTGTGACCAATCGTGTTCTTTGACTTTCTTTTTATCTTTTGCCATGTCCTCAAGACCTTGATTGTAATCGTCTATCAATTCTTGAGGTAAAACAGATTTAGCTATAAAAGGTCCAAAAGGACGGATCATTAAAAAAGGTATTTCTGACTTTTCGTTACTAGCCTTTTCTGTCATTTTATTTACCCCATTCTTTCTTGAGGTAATTTTGTACGAGTACAGATTTCACGAATGCGCCGTTGGTAATATCTTGTGATAAATGCTGATTTACCTCGTATAAATTCTTTAGCATGAAAGACTGTTCGTAAGAAACATTTGAGGAAAACCATCCAAGCACGTTTGTTCTCAAACCTTTTGTTACTTCCTGCACCCCATGCGGATAGATAATTGGAAATATAGCAGCTTCACCAGCTTTTAACTTTCGTCCTATAGTTCCTACTTCAGTACTAAAGTATATCTCTCCTCCTTCATATTCATCGCTTAGATTTATTGAAAAGCCATAATCAAAATGTACGTTGTTAGATTTTGGATAGGCTTTAAAATTATCTACATGGAGGTTATAGTAGTTTCCTTTTTTATACTGATTGTAATAATTAACAGAAACTCTAGTTGGGCAATACACACAATCTATATAATGAGCGTCATATATTTTGTTAATTATTAGTTTACGTACTTCTTCTGGTACGCCTACAGATTCTTTATTATTTTTTACGTCTTCTAATGGCTGTGACTTGTTGCCATCTTTAAAAGTATCTTTACCAATACCGTCTAAACAGGATTTAATTTCGTCTTCATTGAGTAATTTAATAAACATTCTATATCCCCTTTCAACAGGACAAGTGAACAAAGCAAGAAAGGTGTGGGATTTTTGCAGAACCCCACAAAACTGTTAGGCGTGATTACGTGCCAGTAGACACTGTAGCTGATTCTACAGGGTTTCTAGAAACGTCTGCCAATACTACGTGTATGCGGAAACGCAGTGCGGATTCACCAGTTGAACCGCCATCAAGGATGAGGGCATCAATAGTGTCAGCACTTGTCAGCATACGAGCATTAGAACCAGAGGCTCCTACGGCAGCTTCTAGGAATGGTGTAAAACCAGCAGCGCAAGCAGAACCGTCAACAAAACAGTCTACGTCACCGCCAGTAAAACCAATATCCATAGTAATCTGGCCGTTACCTCTAGCTTCTAGGACTTCTAAAACACCTGATACGATCATGGTATCTTCAGGAACGTCAATCAGTTGAATGACATCTCCTCCAGTACCACCATCAGCGGTGTCCCATACAGGAGAAGTAACCACGTAAGGCACTGAAGCGTTAGCAGGATGACCTGCTGTTCCACCACCAGTAGCCGTTCTATTATAAGTAGCCATGATTTATTTCCCCCTTACGAGCCAAGATCAACAACACCAGAAAACACACCCTTGTAGCCTGTGCCACTGCCTCGTAGAACTTTACGTCCGAAAACGTGAAGACCACGAACAATGTCAGCAAAACTATCAGGGTCACGAATAACTTCCGTTTTAGCAATATGGGAAGCTGTAGCAACAGCACTCATATGACCGTATAGGAAGATATGCTCACCAGCATTAGTTGATGAAAATGTATGACTTGCAGCAGCACCATCGCCACCGTTAACGATAGCGTTTGTTTGATACAGCTTGAAGCCATGTATGATTCGATCCGTTACCAAACCATTCATTAGTGCAGATCCTGCTTCTCCAGTAACACTGGAATCCATTAGTTTAGCGTCAGCTTGACGTAAAACTTCATAGAACTCAGGGTCGGCAACTAGCCAACGGTTTTCGTAAGGGACATCGTTTTCGTCCATAACTTTAGCAGCAGCACTCACAGCATTTGCAAGTTCGTTACCAGTACAAGCAGAACCTGTACCAGTACCAGTAATCGGAGATGCGTCCGTACCAGTGTCACCTGCGCTTGTTGCAGCATTGCTGTAGATGTTGTTAAGAACGTTGTAGTCAAATGCTTTCTTCAAAGTGTAAGCACCAGAAGAAGTTGCCAGTGACTCAAAGTTAAGGTGGGAATGACGCTCTTCAATGTCGTCTACCTTAAAAGCAAAGTAATTGCCTTGATCCACAACAAGCTGAATTTGGTCATCAGCCAAATCTTGCGTGTTTACTGTGGAACCCCTAGTATAAGAAGAAACCGAAATGGTTGGTTCCTTAATTATATTAACGGTGTCACCGAAGTTTTCAATCTCTCCAGAATAATCGGTGTTGGTAATAGCTTCCGCTACCGAAGACCTGCGAAAGTACTTGAGAACCTTTTGACTGTAGATAACAGGTACAAAATTACCAGAAGGTAAGTTTGCATATCCTGCAGCGGTTGCGTAAGCCATAGCTTATGCTCCTTTCTACAAAAGGTTTAAGTAGTAATTATAGAGAGTCTACTATTCGCCCCTCTTTTGCTGCCTTGTCAATATCCTTTTCTAAAGCAGCGTACTCGTGAGGTTTTAACTTGGAAATCTCCTCAACAGTCCACATTCTAGTGTCGTCCTGAAGCTCTTCAATGTAACGTCTTTGTTTAGTTTTCGTTACGGCTTCAGCAGCACTTTGGCGTGGTGCTTTAGATCTTTCTTTTGTAGCAGACCTCTTTCTTGACCTCGTTTTAGAGGACGTTCCTTTATCCGCTTTGTACAAATCAATAACTCTTGCTGCCCATTTAGCATCAGTATTATTTTTGTAGATACCATCAGATAAGGTAGCTGGCTGTTCATCGAGCCATGAAAGAAATTCGTCACTTTCTTTTAGATCAACAAAGTCAGGGTGCATACTTATAAGTTCTTGTTCAGCAGTTTGAACAACAGCTTCCTGCTCCTTTACTTTTAGCTCTTCAAGTCTTGACTCAATGTCTTTAACTCGATCACTTGCCTTCAAAGCTGAGATAGTTTCGACTACATCGTAAACGTCTGGATACTTTTCACGGAACTCTGTCAACTCTTCCTCTGTCTTAGGCAGCTCTGGTATTTGCGAAGATTTTTCTGCCATCGAGAGCTTTGCTTCCAGAAGCTCTTGTTGCTGTTTCCATTCGTTTAACTTTGTGTCATAATGCTTCTTCAAGTCTCCATAACGTTTTTTGTAGTCATGGGTAGTGTCTGCATTACCGTCTTTTCTATCAACCAGACCTTGCTTTTTAGGTTTAGGAGTTGCCATATCTATGGGGTCTTCAACCTCGTCATCGTCTGGTTCGTTTAAGCTTTGCCTATACTGATTCTCGTATGGGGTAGGCTCCTGTTCTTCTTCGTACTCGTCTTCTAAATTTACATCTTCATTACGTACAGTCATCTTTACCTCTCTTTCTTGGGGCCATATTTTTCCAGAATATGTTATCGAAGAACATTGTCCAACACATTACTGGCAACATATGGGTAGCCATCGGTAGGTTAGCAATGGGGCCAAACAACACCATGTTACTTGGGTAGCCATTGGTTTAGAGGAACATCTTAGAAAATTCTAAGTTACGATGTTCCAATTCTCTTAATTCGCCACTACCTGTACGATAGTAACGCTTATATTCTTGTTGCATTACGTCCTTTTCATCGTCTAGCGTTGCATTCACAAACTTAGGAAATTTACGCAAACCGTTAGGACCAATATTAAATACAAAATCTGTAAATATTTCTTTGCAGTTCTGGGAAAGACTGTCAAAGTCGTCACTGCCAAATTCTGATATAACTCTGCTTGCTCCTTCTGCAGCTTTTGATATGTCGCCTATAAGAAGTCTTTCCACTTCATCGTTGTCCAAGCCAGACTGCATCCACTCTTGATCGTTCTGTAGCTTGTGGCCGTAGCCTATTGTATCGTTGCCTCCTTCTGGAGAAGGGTGCGGATACCAAACGCCGTCTTTAAAGCCTATCTTGCTTCCGTTCTCTACACGTTTCATGTAGTCTATAAATTCACCACGTATGTCCATTTAAGCTGCTTTATCTACCACTCGTTTTACAAAACCACCTTTATTTTTGTTTTCGCCACCTGTGGTAAAAAATAAATGATTTTTTGACCTATATACTGGTTCTTTATCTTTTGCAAATTTAGGCGTTTGTTTAACCCCTTTTGGATTGTAAAAGAATGTAGCTCCTTTTGTAAGGTCTGGTTCTGTAGGATCATTATTAAATATTTTTTCTGCTATAGATTTATATTTTAGATACATTTCATTATCATCCATAGTGTTTACCATTACATTGAAGTTATTTAACCTTTTTTCAAAATCATCACTATGTTCTTTTGTACCAAAATCAGGTATTGTTGAAAACGCTCTTGGTTGCAAAATAACTTCCTTTAAACTATTTGGAAAACCTTTTTCACTAACTCTGTTTTTCATTACATGAAGTACAGCTCTCATACCATCTTCACTAGGTAATTCACTTTCTTCTGATCTAGCTTCACCCATAGCCATTAAAACAGCCATGTCTATGTCTGGTATGTTAGAATAGGCGTTAAAATTTTCTAAAGCTTCTTTAAAATAAGGTCTTTCTTGAAGCGGTTGTTTTCTTCCAGGTATGGGAGGTGTTTGTGCCTGTTTTGCTCCATCAACAGGGCCAGCATCTGCATACCCTTGCGGTGCTGAAAAACCTTGTTGTACTATCTTTCCAGTTGGGTCAACCATAGGAGGTTGCTGTGCTTGTTTTCTTGTGCGCTCCAATGCTTGCATTTGATTGTAAGAAGACTCTTGTGCCTGTGTTGTATCTGATTCCAACATAGCTTCTACTGTAGGTTGTTTTTGTTCGTTAGGGTTCATAACAAAGCCACCTTTTTGCATCATAGGTGCTTGAGGTGCTTGAGGTGCTTGAGCCATTTGTTGAGGTTGTTCTTCAGGCATAGGTTGCTGTTCTTGCATAGAAGGTTGTTTTTCTTCTTCTAGTCTTTTGCGTAATGCAAGACCTTCATCCCTTATCTTGTCTAGATACTTCTTACCGCCTCCAAAAAACGGCACTAGCACTTTAGGAATATGGTACTCGTAGTTGCTCACTTTTATTGGAACGTCATCTGTTGGATCTATGTCTGTTCCAGTTAATTCAATATTATTTTCCATAGCAAGTTTTATAGCTTCTCTGGCGTATCTGTTTAGTTGGTTTAAGCCTGTAAGAAGAACAGTCTCGTAAGGAAGAATGTAATCACCCTCATCTGCTTCTCTTGGTATGTCGTCCTGTACAGATTTTTGACCGCCTTGCTGTGGTTCTGCTGCTGGCGCATTTATTATACCCAGATTAGCCATGTCTGCTGGTGCGCCTTGCTGTGGCATAGGTGCTTGAGGTACTTCGCCTCCCTCTTGAAATGATATATCTGAAAAACCAGACCAATCTTCTGAAGGTGCGCCATCACTTGCAGCAGATGCATTATCTCCAGCAGATGCATCGTCATCGGACTGCCATTGTCCACCAGCTTCTTCACTTCCTTCTACTAATCCATAGTCAAAAGCTTTTGACATATCTTGAGTGCCTTCAGTGTAATCTCCGTAATAATCAAAAGCTTCTGCCATGTCTTGTTCAGGATCGTCTTGCCAACCTGCCCATCCTGCCATTGACCCCTGAGATGTTGCGAAAGGGTTGTATCGCTCAACTCCTTTTAAAGTAACCTTGTCGTCTAGTTGACCATCTGTAAAATCATAGTCATAAGTCCACGTTGGTAGTATTCCTATGCTTTGTTCATACCCTTTTTGGCTCATCATGCTTCTGGAACTATACTGTCCTCCAAGATCTGGATGTATAGAAATGCCCCCCTGAAGCATATCGTAATATTCACCAACTCCTAAAAGATTTACTCCTTGATAATCAAAATCTTTTTCACTAAGAACATAATCCCGATCAAACAAGTTAGGATTTGGCTGCCATCCAAAATGTAGACTTTCACCATTGTCGCTGTTAGACGCACCGCCATATGCTTCTACAGCTTGATCAAATAACGGTTTTAAATTAGGATCGAACTGCCTGAAACTTGCTCTTCCAAACCCACCTCTTGCATCTATAGCTTGTTGTAAATTATTAAATCCTTCTTTTGTTGTCAGTGCTTGTTTAAAAGTGTCTTCATCACCAAACAACATTTCCCTGCCAAACTCATCTCTGTAGTTTCCGTTTGGTAAATATCCAGCAGGACCAATAGGCGTAGGATCATCAAAACCCAAACCATCTAAAATAGGAGACAAATACTTTTTAAAAAAAGAATCTTCTCTTGCAGCTTCTCCAAATTCCCTATCTTCAAGATCTAAAGGATGGTAAGGTTTTCCAGTAAAAGGGTTAGCTTCCAGACCGTCAAATGTTATTGCTTCTGTTCCTTCTCTCCAAAGTTCTAAAACTTTATCTGCAATTTCTTTTCCTTCTTTAGTTGAAATATCTCCAAACTCGCCTCTGTTGTACCATTCTTCCATTTGATCTGCAGAAGCTCCTGAAACATTGTAATACAAATCTTTTTTACCTGATTGTACATCTTTTATATTGCCGAACATATTTGAAGCTAGGCTTCCTACACTTGCTGGAGATCCTGATACAATTCCTGCTATGGCTCCAAGAATACCTCCAAAACCTATTTCTCCAGGAAAAGATATGGCTCCTGCTGAACCAGATAGATCATCTGCGTCTGCGCTAGTTTCAAGTTGTTCTGTAGTTATAGGTCTTCGTTGTTGAACAGCAAGAGAAGTTTCAGTAGCAGGAGCATCTACTGAGGCGGTAGCAGCAGCTTGTGTTTGCCCTTGTGCTGCAGCAGTTCTTCCTGCAAATCCGCTAAAAGGAGCTTGAGCAAAAGTTTTAGCACCGCTTGGCAACAATCCAGATGTTATCCCTGCTCTGTAAAATGAAGGGGCTGTAACACCAGCAGGTATGTCTGGGAGCAACTCAGAAGATGTTAGACCTGCGCCTTCCTGTAATCTTCTAACTATTTCAGGCCAAGATAATTTTCTTTTGCCTCCTAAAGTTGTAACACCAACAGGAGCTATAGTTCCAGGAGTTATGGTAGTTCCTGTTTCTACACCTAATGCGCTTTCTAATTGTGTAGCTAAATTTTCAAGTGTTGTGTCTGCCATCCTTATGTGCCTTTATTGTAGCTTGCGTTGCATCTTTTAAATTAATTAAGATTTCCAGTAAAGCCAGCTTCCCCTGCAGTCGGCGCACTTCCAATTCCGATACCTCCACCACCAACTGCTGTCTCATCATTTGGGCCAGTTCCTTCAGGTAACTCTCCAGTCCCTCCCATTCCAGTTGGCTGTTGGCTAGTGGCAGCAGCTTCTGCGCCTGTTCCTTGTTGATCATTTGGCATTAACCCCTTTAACATTTCAGCAAAAATTGCTGCATCGCTCATATCGTTTACTAACTCATCAGGGTCCATATCTTGACTTATGGCAAGCTCCCTGATTAGGTTTGGTATCTTAATGAACGGTGCTAGCATCGGATTCGCAACTGTCTGGAGTAAAGCTGTTAATCGTTGTGTGCGTACTTCTTTTTGTATTACTGCGCTGGTTCCTTTAGGTTTAATCTCAAGATCACCTATCTTTTCTGGTGTTCTCTCGTTAAACTGCATGTTCCACTGAAAGAAAGACTCTCCTAGTGGCTTCAGTAAAAAGTCATCTATGTTCTTTATTACTGTCTTTACACTCAATCCTGCGCTGGACATTAACATGCTTAGTCCAGCAGCAGTACGTCCTGTTCCTGTAACGCCTGTCTGTCCGTGTACAATAGAGGGTATTCCTGTCTGTTCGTCTGCAAGCTGCCTTGCTTTGTCGAACATCTGTACATTTTCACCAGCAGTGCTAGGAAACTTTATGCCGTTAACTGCAGTACCTGTAACACCAGACTGCCTCCTGAATATTTTTCCAGGATATACGTCCATTGTCTGTCCAGGTACAAGCTGAGTTTCGTCTATATCGAATACAAGATTACCAGCTAATGCTAGGTTATCTATTGCCATACGAATGTGACCATTCATCAGCATCTGGCTATCCTCCATGTTCTCAGCAACACCTACACCAAATAGCTGGTAGGGGTTGAGTTCGTATGGAAAAGCCTGATAAGGTATTCTTGCAGGTATAAAAGGGTTAGCTACGAATCTGAGGATTTCGTTTCCTGAGATCCAGATGTTGACTTGGATTGCGTCACCTTGCTTAACTTCTCTTGGAGCTTCAATACCGATTTCTTCAGCAAACTTCGCATCCATTGTACCCCAATACTCAAATATTTCAAAACGCCGTCCTTGATAATTCGGATCATCGTCATTAGCATAGAGAGTAGTTTCATAATACTTTTCTTCGTAATTTGGACCACTTTGTAAAACATTTTCTATTGCCTCTTGGTTAAAGAATGGACGATTAGTAAGATCACGTACCTGCTCTCTGTTCATTCTGTGTCGCTGTATCACGTAATCTGCATCTTCCAGACTTGTAGCACTGGGGTCTGGATAAAAATCCCAACAGCTAACAGCTTCTACTCTAGGTACTGTTCTGTCGATAGGGCTGTATTGACCGCCCTCCCAGTTGTGTATTGTTTTGTTATAATTAAACGGACCTTTTACTATTCCAGTTCCAAGCAAAGCACACTCGAATATAGAGTGTCTCAAAACAGTCACTGCATTAGTGTCTAGTAGCTGATCGTGTATGCAAGTTTCCATGTTTCTTGCTGCTTCTGCTGCTGGACTTATCTGTGGTTCGCCCATACGTGCAGGGCCAGAAGCCAGATTAGCACCTTCGTACTTGTCTTCTAGTCCTCCAAGTTCTGCTGCTTGCGGTCCTTGCTGCTGTTGCTGCATAGGTGTTGCTTGCATAGCTCCTGGAAGTAGCTCCATGCCATCACCTTCAAACCCAACATCATCAGGAGAACCTTCTTGAACTGGAAATGGAGACAGGTGAGCATACTTGTCAATGCCTTCTGGCATAGGAGTCGCCTGAACAGATATAGGAAACTTATTGTTAGCAAAGAGTATATCTATAATTTGACCGTAAGCTGCTAGAACTTTAGTCTTGGTTATCTTGACAAAGACTTGACTGCGCTCGTTATCTCTGTACTGAGTTGTCGAGTCGTAGATACCACGATAATTCTTGTACGCTTTAAGCCAGCGTTCTTCATCGCTTCTCCTTCCTGTCTCTGCATCAGAAAACCTAGCCTTAACAGATCCTATGACACTGTTATAGTCTTCACGCTTATCGTCTAAATTAATTAGCCCTTCTGTCTCTTCATCGTCTAGAAAAGATTGATCAGCCATGTTTTACTCTCTTTAGTTAGCCGTTGATCCCTTGTTGTTTATCAGCAGCCATAATCATAGCAGCTTGGCCCATATGCTTGTTACCTGATTCTGCAGGAGCATCTTCAGTCAACTTGCCTATGTCTATTTTAGTGCCGAACTCAAGTTTTTCCCTATACAGTGCAGACTCATTGCAATCGCTAAGTTCGCCTTGTTTTTTCATCTGGCCCATGATGTAACCAGATTTGTATGCTTGTGGATTACCGTATGGCATTGTAATACCCTCCTTTTGGGTTGTAGTGGTTAAACTTATCTTGTTGTTGGAAATTCTTCAGAAGATTCACCTGTTCTTTCAAAGTAATCTTCGTATTCTTTTATAAAACCTGTTCTTTTAGGTTGAAATTTGTCTTCTGTAAGCCCCATAGACACAGCTTCTCTTTCAGCAGTGTCTTGTCTTTTTAAAAAACCTTTCATTTCATCTGCATATCGACTTGAAGCTTCTTTTTCTAAAAGCATTAATTCATCTTCTCTTGTTCTTGGTCTGGTAGTGTATTCTTCTTCTGTTGGAAATTCTTCTGCAGTTGGATCTGCTTTCGCCATGTTTGGGAAATATACTCCTCTGGGTACAGCATATTCAGTGTCTTCTTCAAATTTATCTGGTATTCCTCTTTCTGCTTCCATTCTTTGTTGCATAGCGTCAAACAGTTCAGGATCTTCTAAATCTTCAATAGGTCTTTCTCCTGCAGGTCCAGCTTCAGCAGCTTGAAAAGCTAACTCAATACCTGCTTCTCCTAACATTGCTTGAGGGGCAACTGCTGCTAGGGCCAAACCGCCTATTATTCTTTTACCAGCTTTAGATTTTAAAGCTTCTAGAGCCTCTTCAGATCCATCTTTTGCCAGATCTATTAATTTTCGTAATTTTTTATCAGCATCTTTATTTTTTGCATCTGCTTCGTTTAATATAGCTTGTTTTAGTTCGTCTTTATCTCCAGTTGCTCTTGCTTCATTTATTTGTCGTGTATTGTCAGCAGGAGGAGTATCTGATTCTATGTCCTCTCCTACAATAGACTGTCCTTTTCTCAGCCTATCTTTAATTCCTCCTCTGCCTCCCCCTGTCCTTGCACTGGATATAGCACCTCTTCTGACTAACTCATCAAACATGCCTTGAAATTTAGTAGCTAAATCAGTTAACTGTCCCTTAAAATTAGCCATTCCCTCTTGAACAGTAGATGCTAAGTTGACAGCCATCCTACTAAAAGCATCGTAGTTAGGCATCTCTGTAACGTCAGGTATCTTTCCTTCTGGGTGCGTAAGTCTGTTAGGATGATTTTCGTATCCAGGTTTTATTCCATCTTGTGAAAAAGTGTCTTCCTCAAAACCCATATTTGGAATAAGGCTTAGTGCATCTTGAGTTACTCTGCTTAATGAAGCTAATATTCTTCCAGAAGATAATCCTCTGCTGTCTATTGCTTCTGATACTTCTCCTACATAGTCTTCTTCGTTAATTCCAAATGCGCTTAAAAAAGCTCTTGGACTGATAAAGTCCGAATACCCTACTAATCTACTTTCTAAAGTTCTTAATGCTTGTTTTCCAAACTCTATTCTTTCACCAGAATTGATATACTTAGTTGCTTCATCTGTTCTTGCTCTTCCAGTTACCATCTTTCTTTCAATTAAAGTAAAATCTCCTACCATAGACTCCATGTTGTTTCTTAAATATTTCATTAAAAAACCAGTTTCTTTAGGTTTAGTTCCTGCTAAATCTTTTTCAACTGTAATTCTGTGTTCATTTCCTAAATTTCTAGCTATGTCGTCTGCTATGTTATCAGTTATATTTGAACCATACGTACCATGACCTTTTGGAAAAAGTTTTCCATCTTTTTTTCTTTTAGTGTTAGGAGACTTTTCTCTTTCTTTAATAATCTGATTTAGAATTTCTCTTGAAACGTCACCAAAAATAACTGTAGTTTTGTACCCACCTTTTGTTTCAGGAATAGATAAAGTACCATTATTTAAGTCTATATCCTCTAAAGCTATTCTTCCCATTTCTTCAAGACGAAGACCTGTTGTATACTTTAATAAACCAAACAATTTAGACATTCTGTCTACTTTAGTGTTTTCACTTAAAGATTTTATAAAAGCTTTTTGAAAGTTAGGAGGTAGATTTACAATATCTCTAGATCTTTTTTCTTGAAGATGAAAATAACTTTCTTTCAACTTACCTAAAGTATTTTGAAGTTTTTGTATTCCGTCTAAACCTGCATAATTACTTATTGACTTAATATAAGAAGCCATATCAGCTTTAGAGTAATTACTAAGACCTTGCTTTTCTAATAGTCCATCAGGCTTAAACAGTGCTTTTATAACACCTGCACTGTTTAGCTCTTTTAATGTTAAGTCTGAAGCTTGTACCAGCTTACCATCCCCAAGATCTATAGTAGTTTCTCTCAGTTTTGTAAGAACGCCCTTTAAAGCACTTGCTGCACCTCTTGAATAAGCACCACTTCGATTAGCAGTAGGATAAATCTCATTTCCATCTGCATCAAAAAGATCCTTGACCCCTCTTTCTTTCATACTCTGAAGAATAGCTTGCTCAAAGTTGCTATCAGGAGATATAGCTGCTTCTTGTGAAATATCTATTTCTGTAAGTAATTCTGTTACTTCGTCTGCCATTAGTATCCAAATACGCTATCTGCTGGTTGAAATGTATCTTTCTTTATCTGGTTAAATATGCTGTTCTGTGGTAAACCTGTTGGTCTAGTCATGCACATATATCTTAAAGCATCGTAGGCGTGATCATCAGACTTGGTGTCTACATCCTCACTGTTAGTCTTAGACAAGGGTATCGTAGGTAGAGTCCTTATTAGGTTTGTACAGGTAGAGAATATCTTTAGTTTTGGTTCGTCTGTACGCTCGTCTATGGCTAATCTTCTGTGTAGCTCTATTTTTCCAGGTATTCTGTTTTTATCTGCTGGTATCCAACGTACACCGTTGCGTATCATTGACTCAGCTATGCTCGGCCCTGTACCGTGTTTAGACCAACAAGCCCCATCCAGAACAGAAATCTGCATCAGGGGATCATTTTCCTCTAATGCGTTGATTATTCTTGCCAGAGTTTCGCCTGTGTATCCCTTGTCGTATAGTTCCCTGTATATAAAGATGTTTCCATCCCAATCTACAGCACCCCAAAGTACGCAACTAGGACTACTATAGCCATAATCGGCTGCTCGTAGTCTAGGCCAGTTATATGGTACTTCAAACGGTTCAACGACATGTACAGACCTGTCAAACTCTGAGAATGCTGCACCATCTGCAACATCCCAATCCCCTTCTAGAAGTCTCCTGCGTTCTACTTCTGGCAGGGAAAGCAACATGGCTTCGTATTCGCCACTTTCCATCAAAAACGGATTATCTGTTAACCTTGCAGGTATAAACCGCCTTTGGTACAGTGGTTCATCAGCGTGTTCTGGGTGATTAGGCCCATAACGTAATACTTTACCACTGTCAATGTCTGTAGCCCAGAATGGTTCGTTAGGAATTGCAGGGTCTACAAACATTTTCTTTAACCACCAACCCCCTACGCCTCCAGGATTGGCAGAAGCTCTCATATACGTCTGGATCTCTGGATCAGTAGTACGTAGACGAGATCTAAGGTAGTTCCAGACATACGGCGTTGGGTATTGACCTAACTCATCTACACCGATCCAAGTAAAACTCTGTCCTTGATACCTTGTAACGTCATTATCCTTGTCAACATAACTGAATAACGCTGTAGCACCGCTAGGAAACGACCAAGTATTCTTGGATTCTCGAAATACTGCACCTGGAAATGCCTTTGGATACAGCTTTCTTGACTGATCTACTAATTCTGTCAGTTCTGCCAGCGTCCTTCTCAGTAGTAACGCCCTGTGATTACCGTTAGAGGCGTAGCGTAGAAGGTCTACCAGCATTGCAAATGACTTACCGCCACCTGCTGCACCACCATATAATACTTCTTTTTCTGGTGCTGCCAAGAAGTCAACCTGTGGACCCTTATTGGGTCTGAATACGACTTCTGTGTTCTCTTCTATTGATTCTCTTATATCTTTAGGCAGTGAATCAATAAATTCTTTTGTTGTTGCTCCACCAGAACCAGCTAATTTCTGCCCATTCTTCTGTCTGGCGTGTGTTTCTTGTATGGTATTGAGCTTTTTCTCTATAGAACGCTGCTTGTCTTTAGCTGCTTTTAGCTCTTTTCTTACTTCTCTCTTTCTCTTTTCTGTCCTTGAAAGATTATAACGCCCCTTTTCTCCAGGCTTCAGCTTTGGTCTTGCCATACTATCCTAAATTACCTTTAGGCTTTCTTATAGCGTTAGCGTAGTTTTTCTTTCCCTGAAACTTAATCTTGTTTTTGTTACGTTCTATTTTCTTCTCCAACTCACGATTAAAAAGACGCTCTATTATCTTTTTTTCATTCTGTCTTTGATGAAATTCTAAACTTCTATTAAAATCAACCATATCTATGAATCCACAAACTTTGCCTTACGAACACCACCGCCATATGCGTATTTCTTGACGTAACCACCGCCAGCTTTGCTAATTTGTAGCTGCTGCCTACGTGCTTCATCTAGAATTTTTTGTAATGAATCTGCACTCATTTCATTTACACTTCTAGGTACAGGAATATTTAATTGGTTCATCCTAGAGACTATATCTGCTTTTCTTGCTGTCTCGTGATTATATATTCCTTTTCCTTGTGACATTCTTTCCAGTATTTCTGCTTCAGTATCTGGATCTATAACTTCACTAGCTTTGTCTGCCATTACTCTGTCTCCTGATCTATAACGATCTCTTTTGGTTTATCTTTGGAGGGTAACATTACAATGCCATGCATTATCTGTCCCTCTACTTCTACTTGCTGTTTCTTTCCAAGACCAACCCTGTCAAGAACAGACTCTGCTGTTTTGATACGCATATCCATCTGGTTCAATGGAGTTGTACCGTCAGCATCTAAACCTTCTAATATTCTGTTAGCAGCCTTAACAGAGTTTGTTGCAAGCATACTTCTAGTGCGATCTATAATCTCGTCACGTAAAGAACGTGTTAACCAAGATCTAGATTGTTCTTTGTATCCTGCAGCAACAACGGCTTTCTTGACATGTCCCCCATTCGAGATGAGTTCTTCAAGAAAGCGTTCTTGTTTTTCTGTTAATTTTCGTTTCTGTGTGGCTGGCAAGCTCATTCTTTAGTTTCTTTATTTTTTCATTTACTACTATTTGGTATTTTAATCTTGGAAAATGTATATGTTCTGTCAGTTTGTTTAACACTTGCTCCATTTTCTCCCACAAACAGAAGCGTACCCTCCCTGTTCGCTGTATATTGTACTCACTTTGTTAAAGTTAAGTTTGCGTAGGCAATGCGCTCGTTCCCTCTAGCGTGTAACGGAGTTACGTCTTACGAACTGCGTACTCTAACGTTTAATGATAAAAAGGAAGTCCCTGCGTCTGTTGCCTACGCAAAACACTCTAAAACCATGAAGTGTGGATTATAAGTTCGTCCTTCAATATAATAATATTGTACTTGGTTGAATCTGAACTATAATTTTATCCACTGTTAATATTACATTATAGTGCTGTAGAACGTTTTGTCAAGTAAAAAATTAAAATAATGCTTGACAGATTGCTCAGAAGTATTATAATGGTGTATAACACCTACGGGCGGTATAGTATGTATATGTACTATATTGTTTATTGTCAAGAAATAGCCCATTATAACCTAAAAAACCCAAAAAAAATAAAAAATATGGCAGCAGTGTATATAGAGTTATACCTACCCCCTAGTGGCCCATGCGTGGGGTTGCTCTTTTGTTCCGCACATCTTCTCGCAGAGGAATTGTATTGGTCTAAATAGTTGTGTAAGGGTTAAATATACGCCCTTGTGATAAAGTTCTCTCGTCACACGTACACACACGTGTTGAATACTATCTGACAATTTTATTTGCTGTGTTGAGCGCAGGGTGGCGTGTCCATTTAGACAAAGAAATAACCCAGACTATCCAGTGGACAGAATGGGTTATTGTGTTATCAGCCTAGTTTATGCGAATTGAGTTAGGACTGTGAAAGATTCGTTAGTTATAACTGCGATAGTGTAGATTGTTATAATAGCTATTATTGCTTTAAGCATGATATTAACCTCATTGTTTACATACTAAACGTAAATAAATGAGATATTATTGGATAAAAAAGAACCCCGAACTATAAAGAACGGGGCTAAGTTTTAGGGAGGTATGCAGAATATTAGAGCGAATAAGCTATAAAAAACCCGCTTGCCATTACACTCATTGCGATCAATACGAACTCTTCAGGCTTTATCATGTTGTACCTTCACTTTCATACGAGATCCTTGCTGAATTGAACGTGGCGGTTGGTCTGTGAACTCACAAGACTTATTCTTAACAGTGCTAATATCATAGTGGCAACGAATAACTGTTATAGTCACCTTGTCGTCAACTATATC